CCGCTGGTTGTGGAATCATATCCGCGCCCGTATTCGAACTGTACTCCGGGAACAAAGAGGAGTTATTGCAGAGGTATTCGTAAAGGCGGTACGAGTAAAATTGTGCGTTCTGACGCGCTCTCTCCACCTCGCGGTGCAAGTCGTCCGGGGAGATGGCTTGCGTGTCTTCTGAGACCCTTAAAACAAGCGAGCCGTTATCCATCTTTACGTAAAGCGAAGGGATAAGCTCTACCATCGTCCACCAAAGGGTGGCCTTTCGTACGTACGAATCCATCAACGTAGCGTAATCGCCCGACAAAGAAGAACCGGAAATATCGCTCTTCAACTTCTCGAGGAGATCCGTACCCAAATACAGTTGAATGTACTTGTCTTGTGCGAGGATGATAGAAGGCACGAGGTACGCATCCTCGAGGCTTCCGTTTATGTTGGTAATCCGCTTAATGTAATCCGGATTCACGAAAAGTACTTCTGCTGTTAGTGCCATTTATCGAGGGTTGAGATAGCCTTTGTTAGGCATTGTGTTCGGTGTCTGAGAAATACGCGGGTCTTGGCGAGGAATTTCGTTCTCTTTGCGCTCTTGCAACGGTAAACGGTTGATGATACGCCGTGCTTCAGCTACTGAAATATTTTCGTTATTACGTCGGAGGTAAGTGCGACGAATCCAACGATGCTTGCATTGCGCCCCGCCTTTCCACAGTAGCAAATCGTACGTATTACTTCCACCTGGCCCAAAACCAGGATTTACAGCACGAGCAGAAGCCCCACCAAGCGAAGATGGCCAATTTGGGCCAACAATATCCTCTCTGCGATATACGCGCTTCGCCTTCATCATCTTTTCGCAGAACTCTCGCTCGGGGTTCGGGTTTCCGTCGTAGGTGTAACGAATTTTTATAATGTCGTTGTCAAGTTCGGAAGACGCTTGGGGTTTAGAGCTTGGGACGGTAGCGAATGCCCACAAAGCATCTTGGGCTTGTTCTGTTTCAGCGTCAAAATCTCGCTCGTCGATTAGTTCCCATTCCTCCTCGTTCATCTCTTCTCCCTGCGCAATAAGCCAATCCGCAGCTTCAATATTCAATTTAATATCTTCCTTTGAAAGCTGACAACACTCTTCATTCGAAAGGGTAACCAAAGTACTTTGAAGCCCTGCGGCATTGAGGAGCGTTTTAACGGCATTCTCGACGACCCTACGAGCCGGAACTACTACGTTCTTATCGAAGATAACCGAAGAGGCTTCCAATTCAGTCCCGCCGCCCAACTTGCCCGGGGTAGCTACGCCAAACATCATTGGATTAGTTACGCGGTGGCCGATCATAATCTTACCCGTTACCTCCTCACTTAAAAACTGGTATTGTTTATCCGCGTCCGACAATTGGAACGGCTCGAAATCCGGCTTCCTTTCGGGATCGTCCGAATACGTAACGATAAACTTCCCTGCGTTGCCCGCTCCGCTCAACTGGCGCTCGATGTCCATACGGATACGGTTCCTTTCTTCCTGCGGTGGGATGCCGTTCTTAAAGTGAATCGAGAACGAAGGACTCATCCCGTTCTGGATGTTGTTAATGTGGTAAATCGAAATCTCTTTGTCGAGTTCGATGTAGTTAATAGAACCGATGTAGTCCGGCTTTGGGTAATAGAACGACCCCGGGCTAAACGGCTTTACGTACATAATCTGCGTAGGGTGGTCGAGCTTCTTTTCTACGTCGAAACAACAAATCTCTTCCGGCTCCTCTCGCTTGTCGCTCCAGTCCTTAGAATAGTAATAGTACTCGACCTTCTCGTCTTCGTTTACGAAGCCGCTACGGACGTTCTCAAAGGGCAGGTGAGAGACGTTTGCGATCGTCGTCCGGTCGAGGCTCCAATTCACCTCCAGAGCGAAGCCGCCTTGTATCTTGAAATCCAAACAAGCCTTGCGGAGTTCGTCGTTCAAATTCCATTGGTCAAAAGCGAGGCGGCCTTCCAAATCGTTAGCGTCGAACCCTTCGCCGTAAATCATCATAGCAATGGAGGTAACCAAAGCGTTGTGAGTGGCGGAAGAGTGGTAGAGATCCACGAGGTATTGTGGAAAGAGGTTGTCGTCGCCGTAATTGACGAAGCCCTCACGGTTGGGAGTTTCGCGATACGAACGCTCCTCGTATTTGCTGAGTTGTAGAATTTCCATTACTGGTAGTAAATAACGTTATCCGGGATGGATATAGAAGGAATGTCGTATCCGGTTTCTCCGGTTACCGTAAGCGTCCCGCGTTCAATTAAGCCCTCTACGCTTGCATCGGTAGGGGTGAGGTTCGTACTTGAGTTTTGCCCGTACACGTCATACGTATACTGACCCGATTGCGTAAGAAGGACGCGCCCGGAAGTGCCTAAAGGTTGGTTCGTGTATACAGAGAGCTTCGTATATCGCGCGTTATCTGCCTCTACGTTCCCAACCATCGCAAAGGTGTCTTGGCTCGCCATGCTCGTAAATATAACGAGATAGTGAGTAAACGTATCGAAGTCCTTCTTCGCTTCTTGAAGCGTGAGGTAAATGAATTGTTCGTCGGAGCTATTGGGTGCGAGTGTAATCATATCGAAAAAGAAAAGGGAGGACTAATGCCCTCCCCCGTCCTGTAACCTGTGAACCAAACAAATGAAAATCAGGAACCAGCCGTGAAGGTGATATTCGCGTCCGAAGAAGAAACGAACGGAGCAGGAATAGCCTCCTCTGCTGTCAATTGGATTTGGTAACCGTTTAAGTCGCCCTTCGCGGTTCCCGTGCCGACGGTGCCCCCCGTAGCTTCCGCTCCGGTCGTGTGCCCCATCAACATATAGTTATCGTTGTTGTCCTGGATGATAACGGCGAGACGGTTCTTCAACAGTTCGTAAACGTCATCGTTATCGGTTGCGCCCAAGTTGGGCAAAGTCAACTCAACAACTTGCGAAAAGAATACCGTACCGTTCTCAACTGAGCTTGTTACGGTCTGTTGGAATGAACCGCTGTTCTTCGTCAATTCCCAAGAGTGAACGGTAATTGCTGTATCGGCAGGAATTACGCCTGCTGAAATCGTACCCCAGTCATCCGCGTCGAAGACTTTTACCCAAACGCGCTTGATTCCTCCGATTTTGTCTTTACAGGGGAAGGAACGCCCTGTGGATGTAATGGTGCAAGCCATAGTTAAGAGGAATTGTGGGGAGGGATTTTAAGCCCCTCCCCGATTCAATTAGGATGAGCGGCGAGAAACGGCGATAGAGCCAGCGTCTACGATTTGCGTACCGCCTGAGAACTGCATAATAACGCGTGTCACGTCGTCACCAGTTACGCCCGTAAGATCCAAAATAGAGGCTTGGATATGGTCGGTGAGCAAGTCAGTACCGAAGTACAACTGGTTAGGGTTGCACATAATAATCGTGTCGTTCGCCATACCTGCGGGAGCAACGACCGGAAAGCCCAAGAAAGTAGTTGGACGCGCTGCACCTACGAATTCAGGAGAGTAACCTACACCGGCGAAACCAGTGTCATCCGTTCCGTTGGCTTGGAAGATTCCAATACCCGCCATAGCGCGTTGCAACAAGAACAAAGACTTGCGGCTCATATAGAGAACCGTCTGCGGGTCAGATTGAACTACGCTCGGGGCGTTCGCTACAATATCGTCCAGCTTGGTTAAAATGCCCGTAGTCGCGTCAGCGTCAGCGGTGAAAGCACCTGCAGCGGTCTTTTCGTATCCGGGCGTTGCGTCTACGATGTGGTGGCAGATACCGTCGAAAGAAGTGCCAAGCTCACCGCCTCCGGTCAAACTTCCGTCGTCGGGGTCGTAGTTACCGCCCCACAAGTTAATTTCTACGTTTTCAGCAACCTTTGCGGCTACGTATTGAGCGACGTAAGTAGTGAAATCCGCAGGAGCCGCAGAACTTTGGCCATTCATCTGCGTACCTTCCCACGTAGCGCGGAGGTCAGCGTTGCAAACCTGCTCGTTTACCTTCAAAGCGGAAGCAGTCAAAACCGCTTCGCCCAAAGTCAACTGACCAGAGCCAGGGGTAGCGAAAGCGCAATCGTCGTTCGCTTGGATTGCTGCGCCTGAGAACTTGCGGAGAACCGCTTTAGAGTGTACGTTCTGGAGAACCTGAACGTAGTTGTTTGCGATAGAGTCAGCAGACAAAATCGCCGCAGCCACGTAAGGTCGTGCCGCTTCGCCGGCATACGTGCCGACTCCAACTGTAGCGTTAGCCATTATTTAGAGAATTGATTGTGGATCGCGGCGACGCGTTCCGTGATTGATAAACTTTTCAAATCGACGGGGGCTTGAACCTCCATCTTCGGAGCGCGTGAGAGGCTCTTAGTGGCCTGCTTACTCAACTCCGTAATCTTTGCGTCTCGCTCTTCAATTTGTGAAGAGAATTCCGCCTTCGTTGCTTCGATTGCTTCGGCGATCATACCTGCAACGTCTTCGCGTGTCAATACCTCGGAAGATGCTTCGACCTCTTTTGGCTCTTCGGACATCTCTTCTTCTTTGTCCTCTTCCGCTTCAACGGCTGGCTCTTCGCTCGCTTCGTTTACTTCGGTAACCGCACCCTCAGCAACAACCAACATAGAGCCGTCTTGCAAAGTGTACTCACCATCCGGGAGAGGGATTTGTTCGCCTTCGTCATTTACTACGAAAACAGAAACACCGACCGCGAAGGCTTCCGCATCGGTTTGGATTTCTTGCCCGCTGTCAAGCGTAGCAACTGCAAATTTTACCTCCGCATTCTCTTCAACGGACAGCTCGACGCTGTACTTATCGAAAATTTCGGAGATGCGTTCTTTAAGTGTCATCTTCGAGGAATTTTTTATATAACGGTTTACGAACCCTGTTCCTTACTCAATCGCTCCTCCAGGTATTCGAGTGCCATCTCGACTTCGACCGCCCAAAGCAACTCCAACTCTGTAAGTTTGGACTTCGACCAACGCAGCCCGGCCTTGCCTCCCCACAAGAGATAAGAGATAGTTCCGCATTCGGTCGTGGAATTGGGATCGTAATATTCTTCCGCCCGTGAGAGGTAAGAGTACATTCGCTTTATGGTTTCTTCGGAGATGGGTTCACCGTTTGCAAGTTGTTGCGCTCGTACCTTTCCCGTCTGCGTAGCGCATTTATTGCCTTGGTTCTCGTTCAATTCAATGCCCCTCTTGGCGTTGTTCTTTACCGCGTCGGGGTAATCGGTATACGACTCCATATCTACGCGCTTTCCCTTCTTATATCGCTTGTCCTCCTTTACGGTGGCGCGGCTCATCTCGTACTTGTTCGCAAAGTACCCCTCGATAGAGAAGCCCTTCACGCTGCCCTCCTTTACGAACTTCTCCCAGATAGCGTCGTTCTCCACTTTCATTGAGACCATCCACGTACCGACGGGAACCTCAAGCCCGTACATACGGCTTTTGTCCTGCTCGCCTTCCACGATCCAACTCTCTACAACGTGCAAGCCGTTAATCTTGTGTTCGTGTTCGAGGGTTGCGTTGGCTTGGTTGCCATTCTTGAAGTAGAGTTCCATCGCCCGTCGGACGGTCTTCTTTGAGAAGTAGACGTAATACTCTTCCTCGCCGTTTCTGCGGTATATAGGCTTATCGGGAATGAGTGCCGCACCCATTACGATACGTTTCTCTTCGTCCTGCGTCTTGAATTGCAAGAGTTGCGAATTCATTGCGATAAAGTCCGATTCGATAGCGGGTTGTTCTACGAGTGATATAGCGTCGATTCCGTAGAGTTCCGCTTCTTCATCAATTACGAGTTCTAAAATATTCATCCTACGAGGGTGGCTTGGTCGTTAATGCGTTGGTTTGCTTGTTGGGCGTTCGATACTTCCGAAGAAACGACGTAGGTACGGAAGCCCGTTTGTCCTGCTCCACCCCCTAAGAATCCGAGGTCGAGTTGTGGGGTAGTCGGTGCGGCTGGTGCGGTGAGGGTCTGCCTTTCTGGTGTGCTTATTTCAGTTGAACCCGCGTTAAATTGTTGCCTTTTAATAGTGGCTATTTGTGCGGCTCCGGCTGCACCAGCGGCGGCGGCTGCAATGAATCGTGAACCGGGGAAGGTTCCGTCTTTTGCGAGTGCAGATCCTACCGCCTCCGCCGTGTTCATAATGGTTTGGACAATAGCGAGCTTTTTGCCGATTTCAAAACTGCGCTTTGCTCGCTTGTCTTCGTCCTTTGTGAAGGCTTCAGATAACGAACCAATCGCGCTCAGGGTGAGTGAAGCAAACTCCAAACTTTGGTGGCCGATTAACTCCGCGTTGTTCAAAAAGTCCTCTGCTGTTTCGCGGCGTAAGCGGCGTTTCTCTTCCTCCGCTGTCTCTGTATAACCTATGACGTTTTGGTTAAGTTGTAGTTCCGCACCGTCTACCTGGTTCATAGCTTCCAAGCGAATACGGTTTATTTCGTCTCGCTTTTCTGCTCGCTCCTCCATACCCTTAACCGTCTCGTTCGCGAGATCAATCTCGGCTTGCAGTTGTTGCCGCGTGAGGTTGACGGCCTCGAGCTTCAACGTATTGAGCTTGTTTTGGAGCGTGGTTTGCAGTTCCAACGATTCCGAAGTCAACTCAAATATTTGAGCTTCAAGTTCTGCTTGTCTTTGCCTAGCCTCTTCGCCTGAGTCGCCAAGTTTGTTTTGAGCCTTAATAATAGCAAGTTCCTCCTCTGCGTTGGCTTTTCGTTCTTCAAACAAAGCGCGTTCCTTTGCGCCCGCTTCTTCTGCGGCTGAGATCCTATCGTTAATATTTGCGGTGGTGTCTTCTGCGAGAAGGTTCAACGCTTTTATCTCTGCTCGCTCTCGTGCCGTAGTAATGAGTTGCTCTCTTTGCCGATCCACAAGGTCTTGCCGTGCGCGTTCCAAAGCACGAGCGGCCAAAATTTCGCGTTCTAACTCATCCGTAAGCGAAGCGGTTGCATCCTTAAAAGCGTTAACCGCTCCCGTGGTATCTCCCGAAAAGAATTTGAAAACGGCTTCCCCAAACTTGGAAACGCGATCAACGACAACTTGAACCCCAGCCGAAACACCTTCGAGAATGACTTTAAACTTACGAGCCCCCTCAAAAGATTGGGTAAAGTATGTAACGACTGCACCGAGGGCAACAACGAGCGCACCGATACCCGTTCCAATAATTGCAACTTTCGTAAGGTTCAACCCCTTTATAAAGGACTGAACGCCTTTGGCAGCTCCGAAGAATTTAGAAGCGAGCCCACCCGTTAAGCGGTCGAGTCCACCGATAACTGTTTGTCCCGTTGTCCCTAAATCCTTGACGGCATCTTGTGAGGATTCAATAGCGGTATCGAGTTGGCTCGTATCCGCTAGTAGCTTCATTATTATAGATTCCTCACGAGCCATATTACGAGGGTTATTGGGATTGCAAGAGTGATAAGCAAGAAGACAACATCAACAACCTTGAACCAAAGCGGGACTCGAACCCGTTCCCCTTTAGCCTGGAGCAATTGAATCGCTTCGCCTATATAACGGTGATTGTCGAGATTCCTCATTGCTCAAAAGATTGGTAACACCGCTGCGCGGTCGGATTGTATGCATAACCGTATTTCGTACAGCAAGAGCTATAGAGCGCAGACAGGGTATAGGTTTGTAACCCGGAAGGGTTTTCGAATTGTATTTCTCCCGTGGCCTTGTTGATTGCAATTGGAAGCCATTGACAATCTTGAACCTCCGAAAGCACCTTGAGGAGTTCCACTTTTGCGAGATTATCCGAAGTAGCGTCGTAAGAAATAGACAGGATCCGCCAGTACGTATCCTTCAAGTAAATCTTATCCGAAAATTCGAACGTAGCTAAATCCGCCCGCGTCAACCGGAAGAAGGCCGTTAGTTTACGAGCCTCCGAACTGTACAATTGATTCACGAACGGACTCCAATACTGATAATAAAGCGTATTTAACGGGTTGGCTTGTATGATGTGAAACGGCCTCTCTGGCCCATACCCTAAATCTTCGCTCGTTACCGTAGCGTTTAGCGCGGAGTACTGCGAAAAGGCAGGATAATCCGTGTCCGTTACGACCGTACTGTTATCGTCTTGGTAATAGTTGATTTCTCCGTTTGGTGTTCCGTTCCAAAAGGCCAAACGCGGGAGCGGGTTTTTTATCCTTTTATCGCTTTGGTCGGTATCCACGAGCAAACGATGAACGGCGTATTGAGTGCCGGGGATATATGAGGCGACGTGTGGTGCGAACGGGCTTTTGATTTGCTTTGTTCCGGATGCGAAGTCGTTTTGCGGATCGTCCACACGGTATCGACTATACACCCGCGAAGCGTTTTTAAATACAAGTTCGTTAACAAGGTCTTTCCCGTTCGAATGCGTCCATTCGTACCGCCTTGCTTGTAGGTCGGTCGTTGGCTCGATTGTGAGGTCTTTGGAGAGGTCTATCTTATTCGTCCAATCCTTCTTGGCTCCTGAAGCGAGATAGTCGTTAAACGGCTCTATATAGAGCTTCTTCGGGTTGTTTCTGTCCGGGATGAATACGAGATTAAACATCTTCTGCAAACCGGACACGAAGTCGATTTGCTTCATCTCCGGCATATTGGCTTCTACGTCTACCGTTTGCCCTGAAGTTGGGTCGGTTATATCGAGAACTTGCCACCAAGTGGATTGGGGAGAAATCGTGTTATCGCCGTCGAGGTTTAAGATGTGGCCGTTGTTTTCCATCTCATAAAACACCCTTATCGTATCGCCCGCGTTTAAGAGTATGGGGTCGCTTGTGAAGTTGTGGACTTGATCGTTAAACAACGCGCCCGGATAGTTGCCGTCGAAAATATCCCATACCGTAGCCGCGGGAGTTACGTTGGTGTTTTGCAATACCATCGAGAACTCGTGCGTAGTGTCGTCCGTTCTTCCGTATAGGTTGATTCGAAAGGTATAGTAAGCCCGAAAGGGGGCGGTAAAGGTAGAGCCTCCGGAGAAGTTGCTCCCGGTATCGTAGAACGGCGTTGTTTCGCTCCAAGCGGTAATAGCTGCGCCGGGATTGTGGGCAGAGAGTCCGGTTAAGTCGGTACTCAACCCAACGAGCATAGTTTCTGTTTCGGGGTTATCCGTGCCAACGATTGAGCGTTGCCCGTTATTCATCAAAAGGTAGAGGTTGCTTTGCCTTGTGAAGAAGGTGGAATCCATCTCGTACCCTGCGTTATCGAGAATCTCTTCCAATAATTTAGAGGCTCGGAAATACGGGGTGAAGTCGCCATGCTCTAAAGGGTTGCTCGAACTCCAAATATTATCGGTTTGATTAGCAAACCAGTTCTGCCCCTTGTCCGGTAGGCCGTAACGTATGACACCGCTCGAAAGGTTTCCCGTCCAGCTCGCTTCTATATTCGTAGCGTTTAAGGTGTGGTCATACGCGGAGAGGTCGAGATCCGTAAGCATACCGTCGCCAATATCCCGCGAGAGGTTCGCCGTCTCTCCAAAGAATACCAGTTCTACATCTGCGTACTTGCCCTTCTGAACGTATATCGCTTTCACCTGAACAAAGCCCCGCATTACGGGAATCGTGTTATACGAAAGCTCCGCTTCTACTTTCGTCTTTGGATCCCAATCCGGAATAAGCCCGAACTCATTTACCGGGCCGAAGTAATCTTGGTTCTTCTTGGTAAGGGGTACGCGGAAGGTCTGCGAAAAGTTCGAGCTGCTCGCGTTGATTTCTTGCAAGTTGCTGAACTGATACGAGAGATTTACGGGTTCATTCTCGTACAGTTCAATTTCGTTTCCGTCAATCGTAAGCCTTAGCATCGGATAATCTGTGCGAGTTCAACTTCGAACGAAGTAACAAAGACCTTTGAAACGGTTTCCTCTTCTACCTGCATCGAGTTGGTCGAGATGGTGACGGGAACCCATAAGCCGTCGATTCGTGCCATGACGTTTTTACTCCTCATGCAGTATTGAAGAAGCGTGAGTTCCTCGATAGTGAGAATGCCGTTCAATTGGTAGCGTTCTTTAGCTTCGAGTTGATACGGCTTAATTTCTCTCTCCGTTGGTGCAAAGGAAAAAGAAGAAGCGTCGTAATCGCCGACGATCTTTCGGTACGTCTTCTCCTCCCTTGTAACCGTCTTTTGCTTCTTTCCATTAAAGCGTAGGTAATCCCACCCGCCGCGCGTATTTGCCCACGCCAATTGTACCGCTTCATTTTTAGAATAGCGACAATTGTTGGTGACTCGAATCTTGTTCCCGCTTTGTATGCCCGCGCTGGTAGCGGGTATTAACTCGTAATAACTCCACCCGCCCGCTACGGCGTTGAGGGCGTTTGTCAAAGGGATATATGAAGCCGGGTAGAGATACGCATAAAGGAGGGTTCCGTACCAATACGTAGCGGCTGCTGCCCCGGGCGACTGCCCGCCCGTAGGGTTCCCAATCACGTAATTCAAAGAGTCATCTTCTACCCCGTCGTTATCGTAAATAACGGCTATAATTTGCCCTACTTGGGAACCCGTATCGTCCGTATTTATGAAGGCAAAAACCCCGGTATCTTCAATGCCCGCCGTTACGTTGATTATGTTGCTACTCGGTACGCGGTCGGTAAGCCAAAACTTGTCGCTTGAACTCGTGCCGTAATAATCGCTAAATCCTGGGTCTAGTCCTGCGGAAAGTTGTTCGTATCCATCGAGGAGGTAGTAATTGCTTGAGATGTCTTCGGCGGTGCTTTCGCCGCTTCCGTCAAAGTGTCCTACCTTAATTACGTATTTCTTTACCCCGTTATTCGCTCTCGTAAATACGTTATTGTTCAGCGAGTGGATCGTAGAAGTTAGCCCGTATTTAAATACGTCTACCTCTACCCTACCCAAAACGACTTCAGACAAATCAAAGAAAGCTGTTTCGTTCGTGTTTGGCGTGAGGTATATTTTTGCTATCTCCGTATCATTCTCCTCTACTTGAACTATAAAGCGATAGTCGTCCGTAATGGTTATATCGGGAATAATTGTAAAGATGAGTTTCTGCCCTGCGGGTAACCACTGGTCCGAAGGTGAGTCGTCAAT